TCTATCATTTGGCTTTGCTGTGTTCCCTCTTTTTCTATTCTTTTAACTTTGGCGGCATCAGCATTGTCTTCTTTAGCTTTTATTTGTTGAGTTTTCATTTGTTCTAGCTGCAAGTCATATTGAAATTTAGTAGCCATCAATTCTTTCTTAATCTGTGCTTCGGTCTGCATTCTTTGCATTTCAAAGTTAGATTTAGCCTGCTCTATCGCAACTTTTTCTGCAGTTAAAGCCTGTTGTTTTTGCACTTCAGCCATTGCTGCCTTTTCAGACGCCTGCGCGTTTGCTTGCGCTTGTGCTTGAATATTTTGCTGGACTAAAGCCTGTGCTTTTTGCTGTCTTTTTTTTCTTTTTACCTTTAGCATTTCATTGGCCAGCTTAAGGTTTTTAATTTGATTAATATCTATTGAATCTTCAATATCAATTTCTTTTGTTTGCAAACATATCTGTATGTTTTTTTGCAGCTCCGCCCTTTCTTCTTCATCTGGTTCCATTTCTAAGAATATACCAAAATCATGTAAATTAAGATTTTCAATTTCTTTTAAAGTTTCAACGTTAAAAGTTGATATACTATTCATTAACGAATTTTTTGTTAACGGAAAGTTTAAAACGTCATTTATTTTTAAAGAAATATTCTCGCAGGTACTCAAGGTTAACTGTATGCTAGCATCCTGTATATGTTTTGTAGCGGTATTAGATGCATTAGCAGCCATTTTTTGAAGTCCTACTAAAGAGTCTGGACTAGGCATGCTGCCATCGCGGGCTTCATTTAAGCCCGTTACATCTCTAATCATTTGCATATTATAATTGTATGCAGTAATCAAAGCCTGTATTTTACCTATACCCGATGAACTTGATAATTCCTGTATAGGCACTTTACCCCTGTTCATGTCTCCTTCTTGTGTCATCGATCTACCAACAACTGACCCTGTTTGAAAATACATATTCAACGCCTCTTGAGGATTATAGTTTGTGCCGTTGCCCAAATCAACCTCCGCTAATCCATCCACATCTAAAAACACTCCGTCTGGAACCATTCTAGCTAATACTTGCTGTATTTTTAAATGAGTTAATTGTATAACATCTGCAAATCCGATACACTTACTTATAAGCGATTGTATTACTCCTTTATACATTCTGGGAGCACACATTGAGTAGCTCATTTCAACTCTGGTAGTGTCAGCTAACGGTCTAGTCATGTTTTCCGACATATTCCATTTAAGCATTATGTCAGTGCCTATAACCTTAGCACCTTCGTACAATACCTCAATAGATCTAGATACTCTTTCAAAATTATCATTTGGAGGAGGATTAAACATATCGGTTTTTTCGATAGCTTTTTCTAAGCCGCTATCCGTCCTTTTTATTTTAAATACTTGATCAGTGTAGGTCTTATATTCAAAATATAATACTTGAACAGTATTATTGTCGTAGTTTTCAAATCCTTGAATCATTCTTTTGTTTCCAGGAAACTTTTGAATTTTTTCTAGCTCTTCATTAGATATATAAGGAAATTCTTTTTTAAGCTCTGGTATAGTTATAGACTTTACTTCACCTACATAATATATATCATCAAAGTGGGGATCTTCAGTGTATGACCAAACACAATAAGCAGGATCTACATAATCAACCACAATGCCTTCAGCTGGATTAAACGATGCCTTCGTTATACCCATTCCTATATTAACTAAATCCTGGTTGACTCTAGCTCTTACTAAATCATATTCATTTGTAGCTAATATGGTATTAATTGCCTCTTCTTCCGCGATTTCTATAGCGGGCTTGTATCTAAGTTGCATGTGAAGATCTCTTTCTTCCATTGATTCCGGGAGTTCGCTATCGGGTATACCAGACCTACTTAAATCCATAGGTATAATCGAGCTGGCTTTTGCTCTGGAGTTTATGGTTAGCATATCAAATAACATGTCATTCGCATAATCCGTTCTTTTCTTTAAAGACTGGGGATCCTGAGAATATGCAGATAGATCGTATTGCTTTTGTGTAATACCATTAGCAACAATATTTGAAAACTTTGAAAGTATTGGTACTGGCTTCCAATCTAAATTAAGATAAGACAAATCGCCATTAATAGCTAATTCATCCTTGTACTTTTGCACACTTTGTTCCCCTCTAGCATATAGCCTAAGATTGTGAAAGCTATTCCAATTAATAGAATATCTATTTGATCCGGCGCCTCCGTAATTAAACCACTCCTGCTCAATAGCTCTTGACACTTGTAATCCGTATTCTAGCGTAGCTTTCTCAGCGTCGCTAACTACCTGGTCAGGAAATGGGCTATTAATATTTGTACTTACGTTCATTTATTATATTATTTTTGAAGTAGCTCCCTCGTTATTGTATTTTTTAAAGCCTAAAGCATACACTTTTTTTTGTGTAGCTGCTCTAGGTGTGTACCTGTGCTTATTGCAAGCCATTAATGCCAGCCCTGAACTTATTGATGCATCGTGTTTTGTTCTGTTGTTTATATCGAATTTAGCCCAATCTTGTAATGTTCTTTGTAAATAAACATCTCCGTAACCATCTACTTTTTGGCCTACAAAGTCTTCTATATAGGTTTCAATAGCGGATGCATGTGCTTGTTTTATATCTTCACTTGAATTAGGTATTCCCCCTACTTCTCTTTCGGCTACTGATAACTTATTGTAAGTTCTATCTGGTCTATTGATACTAAACCCTCGATATCCCCTTCTTTTTATATAATAGAGCAATCTTGGTTTGTTATTCTCCGCAAGTATTGGCATTCCGTAAAATACCATAGCCATTAATACATCTTCAAAAAACATCTCAGCTGTTGAAGGTCTTGCAATATATTCTAAAAAGAAATGATTTGGAGGTACATCCTCCATTGAAAATTTAGTTAATCCATGTAAAGCTCCGTTAGAGCCGCCGCCACCAACGACACCACTGATATCGTAGCTATCGCAACCAAAGGCACCCATGTGCTCATTTCCTGGATATTTAATACCATTTTTTATTATTATATTGTTTTGTTGATTTTGATTAGGCACCCATGTAATATAAAATCTACCGTCTTTGTTAGGATAGAATATTACTTCTGTATCTTTGATACCGTTTTTCCATTGGAAATTACCCTGAGTAACCATTGTATTGTTTCTTAGCTCTTCGTTATAATCTATTTGCTGATATATTTTTGTTAAGTTAAATATAGATTGCTTAGATTCATCTCTAAAAGCGTGCTGCTCTGTTCTTGGAAATTGACGGTAATATTCGTTTAGTGCATCCGGGTCGTCTTTTAAACCTTCAACTTCATTTTCCCAATGATTTATAACACCTTCCTCAATAGGTGTTCCATGAGGCCCCTCTGTTTTTTTTCTAGGTGTTTCAAATACGGGCCATCCGTGCTCATCTATAAATCCTTCGTAATTCCATTCCATTGGAATAAACAACTTATATAAACCACTTTTTGTTTGGCCATTTTTATTCCTATTGGTTACGTCAGAACTATCGTATAATTTTTTAAAGTTTTTACCACCTTTATCTAAAGCGTTTGATGTTGATCCCATCATACACTTACCAATAACTCTACTACCTAATCTTAAACAAGTTTTAGTTACTCGCCAGTTGTTAAGTATATTAGTTGGTCTTTCCCACTTGCCACTTTCATCGTGTACCAATAGTTTTAGTTTTTCCCCATCGTATGAGTTGTCCCCCGTGTTTTTCCAATCGACCGTTGTGTCGAGCCCGACGATCTCTTCTGGTACCGCGTTGGCGTCAAGTTTTCTTCTTGTAAATTTTGAAGCGGGAACTCTGTATGCGAGTTCTGTTTTAGGACGGTCCATTCCATCCTGGATTGGTTTAAAGAAGAATGGATAGTTAACCGATATTGGTACAACTTTGTCTGTAAACATCTTCTTTGCATCGGGTCCAGATTTGGACAATATGCCAAATCGAGCATCCGAAGATATTGTTGCTTGGTTAACGGTCTCGCCGGAAGCCATGAAAGAAAATCCCGATCTTCTATTCTTAAGGTAGCACATACCGTAGCATCTGCTGTCTGCTTTGCAAGCTTCCCAGAATATGTAGAATAATCTGTTTGATTCCCTAAAGTCAGGTTGCCCAACGTCAATCTTGGACCACTGCAAGTACATGTAGTGAGTACCAGTAATGTAAGTAAGCTTATCTTGATTACAAAACCAAAAGCCTTCCTCACGCTTGTTAAACTCCCCGTCAATATACCCATACCATTTTTCTTTAAAAGCATCTGGGTACTTGATCCAATCTGCTTCACTTTTTATTTTACTTAATTCTTTTGGATAGGCAGTGGCTTTCCACTTATTTATACCTTTGTCAGGTTTATCTTGTAATAGCGGCAATGCAATGTGCACTCCACTTATTAGATATATATCTCCTATTTTGCCGGTCCTGCTTATAACTACAACATCGTGCTCTTTGTTATAGCCGTATTCCCATTTTGCATATCGGTTTTTTTTCTTAATTGCTTGGGGCCTAATATAGTCTTTGACTATACTGTATAATTGTTGCTGGTAAGCCATTATTTGGATCTCCCCTCTGCAAAGCCTTTAAACGCAGGTTTATCCGAAGTATTAGTTGCATCCGCAATCATATTTTCTTCTTCCTGTATTCTGTTTAATATTTCAAAAGCATCTAGTATACAAAGCTTTTTAGTAGCGGCAGCATTTTTAAGTCTGTCAGCGGATATATCTTCCTCTGAGTCAACGATCTTTTCCTCTGCTACCTTTACTAATTCTTTAATTGCTTTGTGCCCAGCGGCTATTATACTCCTCTTCGTTTCTATCGAGTTCATACTTTATAACAATATCATTTGATTTCATGCAATACATAATTTGATTATCCACAACAAATTCCCATTCGCTATTCGGGGTAAATCCTATTATGTCGCCTGGGTTGATTCCAGCGCTCTCTAGGGAGCTGTTACCTATTTTTAGTATACCAATAAGATCAGCGGTTTTTTGGCTGCTTAAAATGTCTTTATTTTTGACAGGAGCAACAAAACATCTATCTCCAAATGATTTCCAAGTTTTATTCCTCTTGTATAAATATATTTGGTCAATGCTACAAAAAAATAAGCCGTCTTTTAGAAACGACCTACTGTTCTTTTTAATTCCTTTCATGTCATAAAACACTCTAAAAACGTTGTGATGTATTACGATTAAATCTCCTTTTTTAATAGGAGTCGCAAACGCAACGGGTGTTTCTATTACTTCAGCGATATTATTAACATGCTTAAAACTTTCTATAGAGCTATTTGTTACAAGGGTATGCTCCCCAACCTTAACTTC